TAAAGCCTTGAGAACCATCATTTCACCTCGTGATCCCGTCTCTTTGTCGCGGTTGGATACTCGCTTACGATTTTCTTCCAGCACGGGCAATCTTTATCATGATCGTTGATAATCCCACATGCCTGCAAATGGGAGTAGATCGTGACAGGTCCAACATATTTGAAGCCACGCTTCTTCAGGTCACTGCTTATCTTCTCGGAAAGACCGTTGCTAACCGGAATTGGCCCCGTCGCATGTCCTTGATACAAGATCGTCTTTCCCCCTGAGAAAGCCCAAATATAATCGCAGAAACTGCCAAATTCTTCACGTACTCGCTGATAACATTGGGCGTTATTAATTACAGCCTTTATCTTGCGAGGAGAGCGGATCATGCCTTCTGTGTTTAAGATACGTTCAATATCGGTTTCATCATATTTTGCGATTATGTCAAATTCAAAATTGTCAAAGCACACACGGAAGATCGCTCGTTTTTTCAGCATCAGATCCCAGCTTAATCCGCACTGCATACATTCCAATGTTAGATGTTCGAACATATGTCGATCATCATGCACTGGAATACCCCACTCGGTATCATGATATACCCTGTCAAGAGGGTCTGATGAAGCCCATCCACAGTAGCCCATATATTAAATTCTCCTTAGCCCTCAAAACAGTTATTGTTCTTTCCATTCCTCGATCGCCTGAAATATTTCCTCTTGGTACTTGACTTGAAACACTGTCCTGAAAGCACCAAGAGAATACTGAATATGCTGGCTCAATATATCACGAGGGAAGCCCTCGATGAGTATTTTTATGGGGCGACTGTGCTGTAGACACTCACATTGATTCGGATCGTATTCGTAATCTCCAGTAATAACGGCAAGTGCATAGGTATGGCTTCCTTTAGATGGGATTAAAACATAATCGTCGATCTGCATCTTTTGAACGAAATCGAGAATCTGTCCTACCCAAGTCGCAACAGAAGTTCTATTATCTGTTTGCTTTTCATTACCCACAGCAGTGCGAAGTTCTTCCTTTGTTTTGATAGACTTAAAGTTGTAATGGTAACCCTCCCACGGAAGGAACACCTTCTGCATCTTCAGTATTACATCATAATATGTCGCATTTCGCCCAGCTCTAATTAGCCACATCATATGCTCTTCTCCTTGCTTGAAACGAATTCCAGATCGAGATCTTTCTAAAACAGCGTCAGCTGTGTATAGCCGTAAACTTTGCCATCATCTATGGCAAAATCCGAAATATACTCTTTGAACTCGCCAAGCTCCATTGTTCCATACTGTTCACACATCTCGCTTACTTTTAAATAGCAGTCTAAAAGCGAAAACGTGCCGGTTTCCAAGATCTTGTTCATGGACTCAACGACGGCATCTTTAAGGAGCTTCGTTTTTTTCTTGTGCCCCTCCTTGATGATGTACATCCCGGCCTTCTTATCATAATCAAAAATGGAACTAACGATCGCATCCTTTTCCGCAAGCATCCGATAATCCATATTGTTCTTTAGCCATGCGATTATAAATTCTCTATCAAGTATCGTTTTGGCGATTCTTCCTTCTCGAGAATTAGCGACGAAACATAGATGCGAAAGTACAGGAGATAAATCCTTCGATACTTTAACCTTAGTGTTCAGAGTGTAGACCGAATACACATCACTAATATAGCTGGAATTGATCGACATCTGCGCCTTTGAGGAAATAACCGCAGGAATCTGATAAAAGACGCTCTCACAAACAAAACCATTGTTTTGAAGTGAAGCGATCAAAGCTGTCCAAGCCCTCATGTCGTTGTTGTTGAACGTAATGAGAAGCTTACCCTTGTTTGTTAAATGCTGGGTAAAACAACACATATACTCATCAAGCTTTTGAGAATAATTATCCCATGAAGCTGATTTATCTATTCTGTCGCTCACACTGATATCCTCATCAGAGCAAGGTATATCCTTCAAAAAGCTATTCCAAATATTCGAGAACTCGGTATATGGGACACTGTCCCCATAGGGAGGATCTAAAAAGATCAGATCTGCCTTAAGATCAGAATACTCGCTACTATTCAATAGATCCAACGAATTCCCGTGGGTGATTTTAGCTTCAGCAACAATAGGAGCTTGAGATAGGGCTACTAATGCCTTTTTAAATTTGGCCAAACGTGCTTTAAAATGAACAAACGGATTCGTTTCAAGGTGCTCTTGTGGAATCCAGAACCCCGGGACACTCCAAGCTGGTCCACCAGTAGAAAGATTGTTTCTGCTCGCAATAAGCCGAGAACATTGTGCAACTGATGCAGTAAGAAGTAACAAAGCACAGTTCCTTATTCTTTCATCTTCGATTTTCCAGATGTTTTCCGCAATATAAGAAAGAATGCAGAAGTTCCTATTGGTAAAGAAAGATGCCGTAGTAATACCGTTGAAGGAAAGAATACGTCTGTTTTCCGGGAATGCAAAATTAAAGGCATCGGTATCAACGCCATCGTCGCTAAATGAGGATAGTTCTTTTTGCTTTGCAAGTTCTGCCTCGCTTGGCCTATAGTTTTTGTCGTTCTCAATGGAGATATTAAAGATCTCTGTATCTACGAGCCGTTCAAGGTTAAACCTAACAGGCTTGCCACAAATAGGGCATAAGAGTTTTTTGCCTTCTTTTTTACATTCATCTTGCCTTAAGACTTGGCCACAATCACACTTTGAAATGATCCTGTGTGACAAGTATTTTATGGTGCTTCCAGCTTCCGTTATATATAAATAGCCAAATTTACCATAAGCCTGCTCTAATATTCTCTCGAAAGCGGTGGCGAATTCATCGGGATGAGGAGGATTAATAAGAACTGAACTAATCAAAACCGCAGCAGGATTCAAATCAAATCCATAGCTTTTCCTCCCAATTAAAGCGCCTTCACGAATAGTGACTCCACTACCACAAAATGGATCTACGATTACATCTCCTTCTGAGGTAAGAGAGGAGATACACTCGCTAATAACATTGTGTGGTTTTCGGGCCCAGTATTTGTGCATCAAGTATTCAGGAGTATGTGTTTCAGCTTTAATAAAGCCAATATCAAAAGCCATTATCCGTTCCTCCTAAACACTATAATAAAGTCATTTAGGCTCACTCCAACCTTGTCGCTGGTTCTACGCTGGCTGGTTGTCCAAGAAGCCTCCGTATATTTCGGAACCCGTAGCACAACTTTCTCTACTGTTATAGAAGGATTATCTGCGAGGAACTTATCAAGCAGCATTTTCGTTGCTTGAACATACTCCCCCTTGATAATCGTATCACCTATCATTAAGGCCATGACACCGTCTGGCAATAAGGTGGCTGTAATGATGTTTAGTGTGGATTGCATATCCTCAACGTAGTGAGTAATATTTTCAGCCTTGCCTACTTTAAAGAACTCTCTTACTTCGTTCTTTCTCACGTCCGCATGATTAATCCTCATCCAAGAAAGCTCCAAAGAGTTAACAGAGCTATATTTATAAGAATTAAAGTACGGCGGGTGTACAATAATGAGCTTGTTCGTTGGGCCAAACGAGAATGGGACGCTGGCATCGTGCTCTGCAATTTCAAGCGCTGAGTTAGATACAGGCAAGGAGGCAACCGCTTTTATTGCTTTCTGAGCCTTTTTAACAAACGTATCTAAACAATCTTCCTTTGCAGTAACGACATCCAAGAACAATCTTCCTTGTTGAGTAGTGGCTCTCGATACAGGTCGAATAGACGAAGCAAGACATATACTAAAGAAGTCTTTGATCTTTTCGTCCTCAATCTGGTTTATGAGATAGATAAGACCCCTGATCGAATCTTGAGTCTCTTTCAAAAACCAATGGTCCACATCCCGAATGCCAACTGGCTGCCAGTCAAACTGTTCCGCCGGGAGCGGTAAATAATTCTCGCTAATATGCTTTAATTCTTCAAGCAGCTTCTCTTCCTCTAAATGTGTTGTTTTAACTCTCTGTAGTAGTACCGCTAAAGGATTCACATCATAAGATCTGCAATCCCTATTTGCAAGCATAGCTTCCAATACAGTAGTTCCACTTCCAGCCATGGGGTCCATAACCATATCATGTTCGTCGGTATACTGCATGATTAAATGGGCAGCAATAGTTGAGGGGAACTTACCGAAGTACCTAAAGATACCGTGGGTGGAATAGCTAATCTGCGTATTTGTTCCCAGAGCAGTCCACGCCTCTAAAGGCGCATACGAATCGAGACCAGCTCGTTTCAATAAAAACTGCTCATCTTGACTAAGTTCATGTTCTTTCCGTATTTCAATCCCCGCATTCTTGTTATCAACAGGATTCGAGTACTTGTAAAAAAATGTTTCCATCAAGGTCCTCCGCTATGTTCATTATTGGCACCGCAATGCATTAAAACTGACCATGCTATGCACTGAGCGTCAATACTATATTGCATATAAAGAGCAAAAAGTCAAGTTGCTCTGGCCTATTCCATCAGAGTTTCAATGATATGCTCTCCCAACGTAGAAGCATCGCCGCTATAGTCCTTATAAAAAGCCTCACATTGTAGATTTCCAGATCTGTAAAGTGTTTCAACTCCAATGATCAGATCGCTAAAGACGACCTCTTCATCCTTTACCAGATTGTGATAATAATCATACAACCGTCTCTTCTCGATATCGTTTTCTGGATAATCTGTGCTACCCCACAGGAGCCCGAGAATCACTTTATAGTTTTCCCTACCACGCCAATAAGCATTTGTTCCTTTAGCTCTAAGTATATTGGCAAGTTTGACTACTACTGCCGCACTTTTGATTGCCTGAGCTCGATCAAGCAGCTTTTCGAGGCTGTCTTTTGCCTCAATGATAATGACTGTTTCAAGGTCGTCATTAAACATTACGATGTCCGGGCGATCCTCTTCGAGAATGAAACGGTAGACTTCTCCTTCAACTCCGTTTATCTTGGAGGGAGCTTTAATGGTTTTCCAAGGACCCGCTGTCGGATTGGTAAATACAATCTTCCAAGAAGTGTTGGTCTTGTAGATTATTTCAAAAGCCCAGCGGGCTATCTCTTCGTTCAGCCTATTGATAGTTCTCATTTAAAGCACCTCCTCGTTCTTTAATGACACCGCAACTCCAGCATTGAAAATCAGATAATCTGTCAGCTCAGTATACAGAGTGGTTCCCTTGTTCCGTGTAACTCGACCGTTTCTTCCAAACGCTTGCGTATGTACCTGATGCGGGAAATATGCAATCACTGCACGATCTCGTGTATCAAACTTTCCGAAACAGGTAGAATATGCAGATAATTGCCCTGTAAATGGGTCCCCAAACAAACGGCCCGGTTTGAGTGAATTGCTAACATACATGAACACTGGCTTCTCGTCCGGTATATCGTTCAACTTGCCCCGCAACCGAGGATAGGCTTCTTCAATTGCTTCTTTTAGGTCTGCCCATCTGTCGTATAGATAAACGATATTCTTAGATGTCGTCACATGAATATTCCCGTTGTCAGTTTCCGGAAAGTCCTCAATTTTCATTGTGAAAACAGCTGGAGGATTTAAGGGCGCACTCGAAGCAAACAAAGCTGCCTGATCATTAATCCAACCAGATATCTTATCTCTTGTCGTGGGCTTTCCAGATCCAGCATTATTCGAGAGAATATAGCATTTATTGAGCGTTATATCCCTTTCCAGCAAGGCGGCCAACGCATCGTATTTAATCAGGCTTCTGCCTTGTTGCTGCCTTAGCACATTACTTGGAACACCTGTGGTTAATGGCCAAACAAGGACCTCTGCTTTTAACCGTTCATCTTCAGGCGTCTCGTCCCCTAAAGCATACCGAGCGATAGCTTTTGCCGTTTCATCTTGATGAAGCAGACGTTCAGAAGGTATAAAATCAATCACGTTTTCCCACTGAGATGAGATAAATAAGAGCATCTCCTGATATTGCCTTGCAAGCAACTCTTCGGTATCGTCAAGGGCGGCTCTTCCACATACATAGTTATCAATGATGTGCGATAAGGATGAGAACAACAAACCCAATCCGTTTCCCGAATTGTAATCCTCAACATTATCGATGTCTGAATAATGCAAGACCAGACATGGGGTCTTCTTGATGAGCGTGAGTTTAATTGCGGCAATAGAGGGCCAAATATTATCTCTCCTGACGCCACCGTCAACGTGTTCACCATATTCTGATACGAAATACCAATACGGAATCCGAAGATGAGCACTTCCGTACTGCCTTTCGCATCTTTGCATAGCTTGATTGCCAGTTGGAGTTGCTGCAGTTTCTTCAACTGCAAACAGAATCCTGTTATCTTGAGCATCATAAGCAACAAAGTCTGGTTTGCCCCAACCTATCAGTTCTTTGATCTTTGACGGCATAGGATTCCATGATTTGTACGAACCGTATACAATAAGCTCGAGAAGCTGTTCACCCTCTTTTTCCACAACATAATGCGGAATAAAACCGTTTAAATAATCGCTTTCAAAAGAGTATCCCAAACTTTCCAAATAGGCGCAGATGTTGTCGCAACACCACACGCCTTCGTGAAAGCTGTCAGCCCAAATCTCAATCTCTCTCATTCTTCTTCCTCCTATATGTGGATTCCTAACATGTGCCCTTATTGGGCGTTCTCTATTATTCTGTAACCCCGCTTGATTCACCGTTCGAATATCCGGGGGTCTTATGAAATCAACATCATCACATTCGTGATCTTCTCTAATGAAATCGCCGTTTTTATCGCCATAGACCTTCGTGCGGATAAACAGCTTTTCTCCACAGCCTTTACATGTGAGTTCTGTCCAGAAATAGTGTTCAAATACATCACCCTGTTCCATAACGGAGATGTTCAAAGAACGACGATCAATCCGGTACTGCTGCCCGCATAAAATGCATTCAACTAACCAGTCTTCAGCCATTTCAAATGTTCCATCAGAACACCCGTCATAGAATTGCATGGTGCCCTCCTTTTTCTTTGAAAGAGAGATACAGCCTGCCATCGCACAGCAGGTTTTTTTCGCATCTCCTATTCAGTCATCGTTCCATCCTTGATGTGGTAACTGATACCACGCTCATTACAGAACGCTATTACCTCTGCAGCCCTGTCATTGAAGAACTGCTTGTGTTGCGTATAAGCAGTAACTTCGGTGCTGTAATTCATCCGACCAAATATAATCCGGTCGACGAAGCTCACTTCCTCCAACAACACTTGCAAGTCTTGTCTGACGATGTTGGGTGTCGGAAACGGCTCAATGCTTACCCATGTTTTGCATCCGGCGTCGTGCAAAGCTCTTAGTGCTGCAAGCCGCTTTTTCCACGGTGCAGACCCCGGCTCCATACGCTTCCGAAACGCCTCATTCGTGGTAATCAATGTGATGCCATACTCGTTTTCTTTTGAGAACTCCGCCAGTTCAATCGGCAAAATCCCCTTTGTTAGGACAGAGCACTTTATCCCAGCTTCATTGAGCTTTTTTATCGACGCCAAGCTCATCTTCTGTATTTCGGGATACTGATACATAAACGGGTCCGTTGAAAAGCATAACTGCACAGATTGGATTTTATCCTTCAGCCGTGGGATTTCCTTATCCAGCAGCTCAAGCGTGTTTGACACCAGATAGGGCTCCAGCCACTCCTCGTAGGATTTGATCTGCCCGAAACGCTTCTTCATCATAAAAGCGTAACACGGGTATTTGCAGCCATGAGCGCAGCCCTGAATATGATTCATCGTGTAGTCGCCATACTCTACACCGGTTTTATAGAGCATGGTTTTTCTTTCGATGTAACCTTTAACCTTCTTCATCGGATCAGCTCCTATCCACAAAACTTATGGTGCTTCGGCCCACGCTGGCACCGTGGTTTTGTTTCAGTTCATTCTTTATCTGAGGCCTGAATCCATCGAAAGGAAAAATCGGATGACTATCAAGAAGAGCCCATACATCGTTCAGCGGGACATCTATCCTTCCGTTAAACGACTTCTGCAGGTATTCAGCGATGTCTTTTATGTAGAAGCAGAACTCATCGGTATGAGTCTTTGGCCTTCCCATGCCCTCAAAATCGAGCATAAGCTGGTTTTCTAACCCGTGCGTATTCTTTGTTGACGATTTGCCGCCGAATGTCTGCCACGCAGACTGCTTGTATAATCTGAACCCCTTAATGTTGCTCGTGCAGTGAATCAGATTGTAAACAATCGCATTTTTCTCGTTGAAGAACGGGAAAGCCGCAATATAGTACTGATAGTTACTGTTGCGGTGCAGGGCTTTGATGATGTCCTCTATGCGTTTTTCGTATGCCTTCTTATCGCTTCCGTAAGGGATAAGGTTCTCCAGATCCATCAAATACGTCTGTTCGTATTTACTTCTGGCCTCATCTTTCTTAACCATCTTTACGGCCCTCATGGAATCCGAAACCATGTGGTTAAGAATGACCTCGCTCCAGTTATTGATGAACGGCATGATTGCATTCCAGTCAATAGTGGCCTCATACGGATCATAAACAAGCAGGTAGTGCTTCTTGTTAGACATTGTCTGGCCTAAACGCTTGGCCAGCGCATTTCCGTCCTCAGTCGTAATATGCACATGAAAATTGCGGCTGTCATTCGGCATCAAGCCTTTTAGATGGTCTGTTCTGGCGGCGCACAGATTGCTAAAAAACAGGTCGATCTGTTTATGTGGATACTGACCCGCAACATTCCGGAGATACTTGGCAACACGGACCGGAGTGCCGAACACCTGCTTTCCGTCATCATCAACGTATTCACCGCTGTTGGACATGCAATCAATAAAAACAAGCCCAGAGCAGTATTGATTTTGGAGTAACTTATGCGCCCACGCCTCTACATACTTTTCGATTAGCTCGAACTTCTTAATTGTGTGTGGATTAGCGTGACCGATGATTACATCACTGCTGCTCACTACTTGCTTCCTCCTCCGGAATTAGATCCATGATGTCTCCGATATTGCAGTCTAATGCTTTGCAGATTTTCATTAAGACTTCCATGCTCACGGTTTCTCCCTTGGACAGTTTCGTAACGGAGGCCCAGCTGATGCCAGCCGTAGCAAGTAAATCCTTCTTTTTCATATCTTTATCTATCAAAAGCTTCCATAATTTTTTGTAACTGACTTCCATCGGGATCTCCCTTCCTTAAATCTAAAAAAGCCTGTTTCAGAGCTCGACTAAGATATTATATCACGGAAGTGTGTAAAATACAAGAGGTTTTCTCTGAAAACGCTCGAATTTCCACTGATTATGGTTGAAATTTCATCGTAGATGTGGTATAATATATGAGTTCAATTCATTTCCGGTTAGGAGGGTGTGTCTTGTCGAAGAAGTATGATACGTTTGCGGCCTATCTTGAGGACGTGTACTATAACCAGATTTTCAGCAAAATAAAATCATACCTCTACAACAATCAAGGTCGCTTAGATCTGTCGACTTCTGCTGTACCGGACCCTTCCTATGTGGAATTGAGTGACTTCAAAATCATGGGAGTCAATTTCCACGAGTCCGATACAGATAAAATTGAATGCAAGGTTACTGTTCGTGCGGAAATTGAAATCTCCGGACGTGGCCGTCGAGACTACGAAAGCGATTTAACCGAGTGCTGGCTCTCGATACCTTTTGTCGCAACTTTAAAAAATGGACTCCAGCAAGTCAGAATCGGATATGCATCCGAATATTCAAGAGAACTGTTCCGGGCAGAAGATGCGCTTACCAAGTACTTAGTCCCGTACATTTATGCTAAAGACCTCGATAAACATGCCGAGAGGTTTCTCGAAAAATACTGCCCTTGTGCGTTAGAAGAACCAATGCCTCTCCCCATCGAAGAAATCGTTGATAGCATGGGCCTCACTGTTTATCATGCGCCACTGCCAGACGGCATCTTTGGTCGTACATATTTCAATGACGCTAACGTAGAGGTGTTTGCAAATAAAGCATGCACGGAGACAGCCGAGCGTTCCATTTGTCCCGGAACAATTCTTGTTAACCCCGATGTCTTTTTCATGCGAAACATCGGTTCAGTCAACAATACCGTAATACACGAGTGCGTTCATTGGGACAAGCACTATAAGTTCTTCGAGCTTCAGAAGCTCCTGAATCCTGATATTCAGGCAATATCCTGTGCCGTTGTCGAGGAGTATAAGAAGAAATCCAACCAGCTCGAAGACGAGCTATCTTGGATGGAGTGGCAAGCTAATGCGCTGGCGCCCAAGATTCTGATCCCTGCAAAAACGGGTAAAGCAAAACTTTCCGAAATCTTGAACAGGCTTCACAGGTCCTACAAAGGCCGTCTCCGGGATGGATTCGTCATGGAGCTTGCCATCAGTGAGTTCGCTGACTTTTTCAAGGTTTCAACCACAGCTGCCAAGATCCGTGCTGTTGAGCTCGGTTTTGAGCAAGCCGCCGGTGTTTTCAACTTTGTCGATGGTAAGAACTACCCGCCGTTTTCTTTCAAAAAAGGCAGTCTGAAAAAGGGCCAGACCTTTGTCATCGACCGCAACAATATCATCATTGAGTCCCTGTTTAACCCTGACCTTGCTGAGGATTTTAAAGCAGGACGTTTCATTCATGCCGGTGGTCTGTTCGTTATTAACGATCCTAAGTATGTAAATATCGTTGAGGATACGGAACCAACCCTTACCGACTATGCATTAGAACATGTCGATGAATGCTGTTTGGTATTTGACCGCACGACAAGAGTCAGCAGCCACTACGATGACTCCTTCTACCGGATATGTTTTCTCTGCCGTGACGCCGATTCAAAGAGCTTTGTGGAGGCAAAGTTCAATCCCAAGGAAGGCAAAAACGAGGATGTCCAGAAACGTGCCCGTGAAATGGCTGCCATCGCAGCGGAGGCAAAGCGGGTATCTGATATTCTCGCAGAAGTTCCGTCCTCCTTCTGTGGTACCCTCGATTATCATATAAAGCGTCGTGGATACACCAACGAGAAGATGGAAGAACGTACTGGCATCAGTTCTCGAATGATTCAGGATTATCGTAATAAGAAGGACGCCAAACCCACGTTACAGAGCGTACTTGCTCTCTGCATAGGTCTTAATTTACATCCGTCCTTCTCATACGACCTGATTGCCAAGGCTGGTCACAATATCATGATTGCCTCCGAGGAGTTTCTTATTTACCGATACTTGATTGATAATCACCACATGGAAAACATCTTTATGTGGAACGCAAAGCTGCAAGATGCCGGTATTCCGCAGCAACTACCCAAAAACGGGAATAAAATGACTGCTCCTGTAAAATAATTCGGAAGTCGCACTTCCTGTATGAAACCCTGATTTATCAAGGCTCTTATGTCTTTCGAGACATAAGGGCCTTCTTTTTTTGCCCATTTCTCAGGCTTTTTCGGCTATTTGAACCGGAAGTCCCACTTCCTCGTGAAAAACCGGAATCTCAATAGAATAGTACCTGTGAGTGAAAGCTCACACCCACAAGTGGTACGTCCGTTGGCCCCGGACGATCCAGTGCCGCCTGATGGGACAAGTTAATACGAACAGCTGCCTACTGGATAAGGAAGCTGCAGACCGGAATGGAGGCAACTCCATAGGGACTGCGGTTAGGTTTCTATTGCCATATTGCAGCTGACCACGAGGTTTCCTCCATTCCATGCAAATCGATTGGAGGAAATCAAAATGCAAAAGAATGTCAATCCGTACCGTATCTATCTCAAAGCCACCCGCGAGTGGGTGGAGGTCTCGGAAGAATACTACCGCGACCATGCCCGTTACCATGACGCTCTTCGTAAGCGTCAGCAGTCTCATGGACAGTGCGTCTGCCCGAAGAACAAGTTCTGGCTCTGTGACGGCGATTGCTTTACATGCGAATTCCGTCGTGCCGGAGACGTGCTTTCCCTTGATTACACCGTAGAAAACGAAGAAGGCGATGCCTGTTCACCTCTGGACAACCTTGCTGATCCTGTTCCTTCTATTGAAGAGATCATCTGTGATAAGGCCGAGCTCGACCAGCTCTTTGCCCGTCTGAACGAGCTCATGCCGGAAGCGGTACAGATCGGTAAACTCCGTCAGGACGGTCTGTCCGACGAGGCGATTGCCGAGATCATCGGTATCAAGCGCACAACGTTCCTCTCCCGCCTCAAAAAGGCAAAGGAACAGCTCGCCACAGAATTCCCTGACCGCTTCTAATAATGTATGGCTCCGGCTGCCGCTATGGTGGCCGGATTTTTTATCAAAAATTTCTCCCTTCCTTCGTCAAACCGCCTGCTTCACCTCCAGTGGGAAGTGTAAGGAGCACGAAACCACAAGCTCCGGAACGGAGGTGAACGACATGTACGAAGCACGCAACAAGAGTCCTGCGGACGCAGAAGTCATCGAGGTACTGACCGCGATCAGCCATGTATCCGCAAGGTTAGCGAGGAAGCTCACAGTCCTTGCAGCACAAAGCAAATCCGAGGAAGGAGGAAAACATTATGAGCAAAATGAGCGATATGGCCATGACCATCGAAGAGCTCCGAAATGCTGCTGCCGCTATTAACGATGCTGCCGACTGGCTCTCTCGTCAGTTTAGCGGTGAGTCCGAAGAGGCTGAACCGGCACCCGCAAAGGAACCGGAACTGAAGCTGGAGGATGTCCGCACGGTATTGGCGGATATGTCCCGTAAAGGCCATACGTCAGAGATACGCGCCCTGCTTCAGAAGTACGGTGCCGCAAAGCTCTCCGGTGTTGATCCGGCAAAATACAGTGCACTTTTGAAAGATGTGGAGGGACTGGATCATGCCGAATAAACACGCATTACTCTCCGCATCATCGTCAGACCGCTGGATTCACTGCCCGCCGTCCGCAAGGCTCTCCGAAAGCTACGAGGATAAAGGAAGTGACTACGCAGCTGAAGGGACTGATGCCCACAGCCTTTGCGAATTCAAACTGAAGACCGCGCTCGGCATGGAGGCCGACGATCCCACGGATGGCCTGACCTACTACGATCAGGAAATGGACGACTATGCCACCGGCTATGCAGCCTATGTGCTGGAACAGGTCGAAGCCGCCAAGGAAGTATGCTGTGATCCGATCGTGCTGATTGAACAGCGCGTCGACTTCTCCCGCTGGGTAGAACAGGGCTTCGGTACCGCCGACTGCATTGTTATCGCGGACGGCACCTTGCAGATCATCGATTTCAAATACGGTCTCGGTGTTCTGGTCTCTGCCGAAGAAAACCCGCAAATGATGTGTTACGCGCTCGGCGCTTTGGAGTTGTTCGATGACATTTACGACATCAGTACCGTCCGCATGACGATCTATCAGCCGCGTAGGGATAACCTTTCAACCTATGAACTTTCCAAAGCGGACCTGTTCCGTTGGGCCGAAGAAGTCTTAAAGCCCGCTGCCGATCTCGCCTTTGCCGGTGACGGCAACTTCCTCTGCGGAGAATGGTGTGGTTTCTGTAAGGCCAAGAACGCCTGCCGCGCTCGTGCCGCTGCCAATCTGGAGCTTGCGAAGTATGAATTTAAGCTGCCGCCATTGCTCACCGACGAAGACGTGGAAGACATTCTCTCCAAGGTCGACGATCTGGTGACATGGGCTTCCGACATTAAAGAATACGCGCTCCAGCAGGCGATCAGCGGCAAGGAGTGGTCCGGTTGGAAGCTGGTAGAGGGCCGCTCCAACAGAAAGTACACAAACGACGCTGCCGTTGCTGCGGCAGTCACCAAGGCCGGTTTTGATCCTTATGAACAGAAGCTCCTCGGCGTTACCGCCATGCAGAAGCTCCTCGGCAAAGCCCGCTTTGAAGAAGTCCTTGCCGGTCTTATCGAAAAGCCACAAGGCAAACCCACTCTGGTGCCGGAGAGTGACAAGCGTCCAGCCATGAACAATGCAAAATCTGATTTCAGTGAAAATTAAGGAGGACAAGATTATGTCTATGAACACTACTGTAAAAAATCCCATGAAGGTCATCACCGGTGAGGACACCCGTTGGAGCTACGCCAACGTCTGGGAGCCTAAGAGCATCAACGGCGGCGCACCGAAGTACAGCGTCAGCTTGATCATCCCAAAGTCTGACACCAAGACCGTCGCCAAGATCAAGGCTGCCATCGAAGCCGCCTACGCTGAAGGCGAGTCCAAGCTCAAGGGTAACTCCAAGAGCGTACCGCCTCTTACCGCCATCAAGACACCTCTTCGTGACGGCGACGTAGAGCGCCCGGATGATCCGGCTTATGCTAACGCCTACTTCATCAATGCCAATTCCGCTACGGCACCCGGCATTGTGGACGCGGACCTGAATCCGGTGCTCACCCGTTCGGAGGTCTACTCCGGCGTCTATGGTCGCGCCAGCATCACGCTGTACGCATTCAACAGTAACGGCAATCGCGGCATCGCCTGCGGCCTCAATAACCTGCAGCTGATCCGCGCCGGTGAACCTCTCGGCGGCAAGGCAAGTGCTGAGTCCGACTTCGCAACCGATGCCGATGATGATTTTCTCAACTAAGGAAAGGAGCGCCAAACTATGGAAAGCACAGTTATGATTTCATCCCTTCTCTGTAACATCCTGATCGGGTGTTTCTGCATTGTAGTCCTGTCTTGGGCTGTGGTCGCAGTTCAGACGGTCATCAATGATTTCAAGCGTGAGAAACGCGAGGAGAAAAAGGCCGCACAGGACGACGAATACCATGTAAAGCGTATGGAAGCCCTGAAGTAAAGCATGTGGGCTGGTGGCGTACCCGCGCTGCCAGCCCTTTTTAAGGATGGTGATTATATGCAAACTTTGAGTATTGATATCGAAACCTACAGCAGTATCAACCTGCAAAAGGCCGGTGTTTACCGATATGTGGAAGCGCCGGACTTTGAGATATTGCTGTTTGGATACAGTGTGGACTCCGGGCCGGTACAGGTGATCGACCTTGCCTGCGGCGAGAAGATTCCGGACGATGTGCTGGAAGCCCTGACAGATGACGCAGTGATCAAATGGGCCTTTAACGCGAACTTTGAACGCATCTGCCTGTCACAGTATTTGAAGAACATGGGCAAAAACCTCGATCCTTCCCATGACAATCATCCACTTTCGACGGAATGCGCACGATACCTTAACCCGGAGGGCTGGCGCTGCACCATGATCTGGTCTGCCACGATGGGCCTGCCGCTGTCTTTGGAAGGCGTCGGCGCGGTCCTCGGCTTGGAAAAGCAAAAGCTCACGGAGGGCAAAGATCTAATCAAGTTTTTCTGCCAACCATGTGCTCCCACAAAGGCAAACGGACGGCGTACCAGAAACTACCCTTACCATGAGCCTGAGAAATGGGCAGCCTTCAAAAGGTATAACATCCGCGACGTCGAGACGGAGATGTCCATTCAGGAACGCTTGCAGAAGTTTCCGGTGCCGGATTCCGTCTGGGATGAGTATCACATTGATCAGGAGATCAATGATCGTGGTGTCGCTATCGATCTGCCACTGGTCAGACAGGCCATTGATATGGATGCCCGCTCCCGCTCTGAGCTGACGGAAGCCATGCGTCGTATAACGGAGCTCGACAATCCAAATAGTGTACAGCAAATGAAGCAGTGGCTCTCCGACAACGGTCTGGAGACTGACAGCCTCGGCAAAAAGGTCGTGGCTGAACTGATCAAAACAGCGCCTCCGAAGCTGCAGCGTGTACTCATGCTCCGGCAGCAGCTTGCCAAGTCCAGCGTCAAGAAATATCAATCCATGATGAACGCGGTCTGCGATGATTGCCGCGCGCGAGGCATGTTCCAGTTTTACGGAGCCAACCGCACAGGTCGCTGGGCCGGAAGGCTCATACAATTACAAAACCTGCCACAGAACCATCTTCCGGATCTGGCAGAGGCACGTACTCTTGTCCGTTCCGGCGATTATGACAGCGTCGAGATGCTTTATGAAGACGTGCCGGATACCCTCTCGCAGCTCATCCGTACAGCCTTTATTCCGAAAGGTGGACAGAAATTCATTGTTTCCGACTTTTCCGCGATTGAGGCCCGTGTTATCGCATGGATGGCCGGTGAGAACTGGCGTCAGGAGGTCTTTGCCAAGGGCGGCGATATCTACTGTGCCTCAGCCAGCCAGATGTTCAAAGTGCCGGTCGAGAAGCATGGCATTAATGGCCACCTGCGTCAAAAAGGAAAAATTGCGGAGCTGGCCCTCGGTTACGGCGGCTCGGTCGGTGCGCTCAAGGCAATGGGTGCTCTGGAGATGGGCCTGTCAGAAGATGAGCTTCCGCAGCTCGTTGATGCGTGGCGGCAGTCAAATCCTAAGATAGTGGCATTCTGGTGGGATGTCGACCGGGCCGCTATGGAAGCGGTCAAGTATCACCATGCCGCCAAGACACACGGCATTCTCTTTTCTTATCGGAGCGGGATGCTCTTTATCACGCTGCCCTCCGGACGGAATCTTGCCTATGTGAAGCCCAAGGTAGGCACAAATAAATTCGGCGGCGAGTGTATCACCTATGAAGGTGTCGGCGGCACCAAGAAGTGGGAACGACTCGATTCTTACGGACCGAAATTTGTAGAAAACATCGTGCAGGCAACCTCCCGCGACATCCTGTGCTATGCCATGAAGACGCTCCGTTGCTGCTCCATCGTCATGCATATCCATGACGAGCTTGTTATTGAAGCCGATCCATGCATGTCGCTTGACGCGGTCTGTGAACAGATGGGCCGGACGCCTCCGTGGGCAAAGGGTCTGCAGCTTAGGGCTGATGGCTACGAAACAGAATTTTATAAAAAAGACTGAGCCTCCTTCGTCAAAAGCAGGCTGTCACCTCCAGTGGAAAGTAGAAATGGGCGGTGACAGCCTGCCCGGAAAGGAGGCTCTTTTCATGAGTGTTGATATTCACAACAGCGAAGGATACGTCGATCCCACAGCTTTTAAGGCTATCTCTGGCATTGAACGCGAGGAGCAGAAAGCGCTCCGGGCATTCAGGCCCATCGTCTATATCTGTTCTCCGTATGCAGGAGATACAGAAGCGAACGTGGCCGCTGCCCGCAGATACTCACGTTTTGCCGTAGAAAAAGGCTGTATCCCTATCGCGCCGCATCTGCTGTTCCCACAATTCTTGAATGATGGCGATCCTGCCGAGCGTGAGCTTGGGCTTTTCTTTGGAAACGCCATCATGAGCAAATGCTCGGAAGTCTGGGTATTCGGAGAACGCATCTCAAACGGCATGGCGGCAGAAATCAAACGCGCACGCTGGAAGAATTACCGCCTGCGCTATTTCACAGAAGAATTGGAGGAGAAAAACGATGTTTGAAATCAAAGAAAACCAGCGTGTCTTACCTGACGGAACAGAAATCACAACCTACAGTCGAGATATCGTCAGTGCCAATATCCTCGAAGTGGAAGCAGGCACCACCGGCTATAAAGGCGGCGACAGTGGACACGGCGGACGCACCTATTTCCGTATAGCGGACGCTGCCAGCACCGACATTCAGGTGCACCCGCTCGGTCGCTATGCAGACGAAGGCTTTGAGGTATTTCTTGGTGGCGACTGTGAACTGGAAACCATGATCCGCGCACTGAAATTTATCATCAAGGTGCTGGAGGAAGAAGCTGAGGAGGTGTTCGACTGATGTTTACTCTTTACAGCGCGGACATTACCGGCAATCCCGGTAACTGCTCCTATCCCCACCGGCATGACGTCACAGACGAGGCCAGTCTGAAGGCTGCCATATGTCATGACTATGTGTGCGCGGAATACAAAAACAACTATCGAAACGGCGACAACTTCATCGGCAGCGATTGCCTGCCGGTGGACTGTGATAACGATCATTCGGAGGAACCGGCAGATTGGATCACACCGGACGACGTGGCCGCTGCCTTTCCCGGCGTCAATTTCGCGGTCCATTACAGCCGCTTCCATAACCGCGAGAAAAACGGCAAGGCTGCTCGTCCGAAGTTTCATATCCTGTTCCCAATAGACTTCATGACCGACGCTGCCGCTTACAGCGATATGAAGAAGCTGGTCAACACGATTTTCCCGTATTTTGATACGCAGGCGCTGGATGCGGCTCGGTTCTTCTTTGGCACCACCAGCGCCGAGGTGGAGATCCACGAAGGTACCATGAACCTGACCGACTTTCTGCAAGACGCGGATTCCTTTGATGAAGATATGAATGGTGGCCAGTATGGTGACCGTGTCATTTCCGAAGGAAGCCGCAACGCGACCATGTCCCGCTTTGCAGGAAAGGTCATCAAGAAATACGGAGATACCGACGAAGCATATCAATGCTTTCTCGATGAAGCTGCCAAGTGCGATCCTCCACTTTCGGATGGTGAGCTTAAGACCATATGGCGCAGCGCCCAGAAATTTTATTCCCGCGTGGCATCGCAGGACGGCTACGTGCCTCCCGATGTTTACAACGATAATACCAGCTATAAGCCGGAAGACTTCTCCGATGTCGGACAGGCCGAGGTGCTGGCAAAGCACTTCTCCAATGAGCTCCGCTACTCACCGGCCACGCACTTCATCCGTTATACGGAACACTACTGGAAAGAAACCGAGCCCGGTGCGCAGGCCGTCGCTCACGAACTCACCCGCAGACAGCTTAAGGAAGCCACCAAGGAAATGCAGGAGGCTCTTAAGAAAATGGAGGACTGCGGAGCCCAGACTATTCTCGACGGCACCAGCAAGGCCAAGGCCGAACAGCTGATGAGTGATGAACAGCTCGAAGCATATAAAGCCTTCCTCTCCGCCAAGGCATATCAGGCATTTGCGCTCCGTCGCCGGGATTCCAAATACATCACTGCGACCTTAAAGGAATCACACCCGATGTTGGAAATCTCACCACGTGATCTGGATGCAGATTGCTTTGCCCTCTGTACGCCTGCTGCCACCTATGATCTCCGTAAGGGCCTCTCAGGTGCAAGGGATCATTCGCCGGATGATTTCATCACCAAGATGACGGCGGTCTCTCCCAGCAACAAGGGTGAACAGATCTGGCTGGATTGCCTCGACCTGATCTTTTGCGGCAATCAGGAACTGATCGACTATGTGCAAATGATATGTGGGCTGGCCGTCATCGGCAAGGTCTATGTGGAAGCCCTGATTATTGCTTACGGCGGAGGCCGCAACGGTAAATCCACCTTCTGGAACTCCGTCTCCCGCGTGTTGGGCCTATACAGCGGCAACATCTCCGCAGACACCCTGACGGTCGGCTGCCGCAGGAACATCAAGCCGGAGCTGGCCGAGGCAAAAGGCAAAAGGCTTCTGATCGCTGCCGAGATGCAGGAAGGTGCGCGTCTTAATGACTCCACCGTCAAGCAACTCTGCTCGACCGATGACATGTTCGCGGAAAAGAAATACAAGGACCCGTTCTCTTTTACACCCTGCCACACGCTGGTGCTCTATACGAATCACCTGCCTCGTGTCAGTGCCTCCGACGATGGTATCTGGCGAAGGCTCATCGTGATCCCGTTTGACGCCAAGATCGAAGGTGCCGGTGATAAGAAAAACTACGCGGAATACCTCTATGCCAATGCCGGTGAAAGTATCCTCGCGTGGCTGATCGAAGGTGCCAAAAAGGTCATTGCTCTGGATTACAAAATACCGATCCCGGCCTGCGTGCAAAAAGCCATTGACGAATACCGCGCCCAGAATGACTGGTTCGGACATTTCATTGAGGATAAATGCGATATCGGACCGGAGTATAAGGAAAGCTCCTCGGCTCTGTATCAGGCGTACCGGAATTACTGCCTTGATACGAACGAGTATGTTCGCAGCACTGCAGACTTCTACTTTGCTTTGGAGAATGCCGGATATGAGCGGATTACTGTCAAGAGGAAGCGTTTCTTTAAGGGCCTTTGCCTGAAGAAGGACGACGGCGATTTTGATGATTTTCTGACCTGATAACCGGGACATGACAAGGTGTATCAAGGTCTTATTCAAAAGTTCTCTTAGGACCTTATTTTTTGAGCCTAAGAAAAAGTTCAGTAAATGGCATTGATACACCTTGCACCTTCCCGATTTAACGGCCTGACGAAAGGACAAATATGCGAGAAAAGACAATAGAGAAAAAACTTACTGACGCAGTAAAGGCCCGTGGCGGTCTGGCACCGAAATTCACGAGTCCGGGCTTTGATGGCATGCCGGATCGGATCGTACTGATGCCGGATGGCCGTATGGCCTTTGTGGAGGTCAAGGCTCCCGGCAAGACCCCGCGCCCTTTGCAGGAAGCGAGACACCGGATGCTGCGACAGCTTGGCTTTCGAGTTTATGTGCTGGATGACTCCAGCCAGATTGGAGGAATCCTTGATGAAATATGTACCACATGATTATCAACAATATGCCACCGAGTATATCGAGACACACCCCATTGCAGCGGTCCTGCTGGATATGGGCCTTGGCAAAACGGCGATTACACTGACAGCCCTTCTGGACCTTCTGTTTGACAGCTTCGAGTCACATCGCGTTTTGGTAATTGCACCTCTCCGCGTGGCCCGCGACACTTGGCCCGCTGAAATCGAAAAGTGGGACCACCTGCAGATGCTGACCTATTCTGTTGCGGTGGGTACAGAAAAGGAAAGAAAAGCATCCCTGATGCGAGAAGCTGACATCTATATCATCAACCGTGAGAACGTCCAGTGGCTCATAGAGCAAAGCGACCTGCCCTTTAACTTCGATACGGTCATCGTGGATGAGCTTTCTTCCTTCAAAAGCCATCAATCAAAACGGTTCAAGGCGCTTATGAAGGTTCGTCCGCGAATCCGGCGCATTGTGGGCCTCACCGGTACCCCTTCCGCAAACGGTCTGATGGACTTGTGGGCAGAATTCAAGCTTCTGGACATGGGACAGCGCCTCGGTCGCTTCATCGGGATGTATCGGAATAACTACTTCACACCCGACAAGCGAAATGGCCAGATCATCTATTCCTATCGCATCCTGCCCGGTGCAGACAAGGCGATCTATCAGAAAATCTCCGATATCACCATTTCCATGAAGGCAGCGGACCATCTAAAGATGCCGGAGCTCGTTATGAACAACTGCGTAGTGGAGCTGTCCGATGATGAAGCTGAACGATATGAGGAACTACGGCAGACGCTGGTGCTGCAGCTCCCGGAGGCAGATATCACAGTCGCCAACGCAGCTGTCCTCTCCGGCAAACTCCTGCAGATGGCCAACGGCGCAATTTACGATGATGACGGACAGCCGATCCGGATACATGACCGGAAGCTGGATGCTCTGGAAGACCTGATCGAAGGTGCAAACGGTAAGCCGGTGCTGGTTGCCTACTGGTTCAAGCATGACCTTGACCGAATCAAAACTCGTTTCAAGGTCCGTGAAATCAAGACCTCTGCTGATATCCGTGACTGGAATGCCGGAAATATCCCGGTGGCGGTGATCCACCCGGCTTCTGCTGGTCACGGCCTCAACCTGCAGGCAGGCGGTTCCACCCTCATCTGGTTTGGCCTCACATGGTCGCTGGAATTGTATCAACAGACCAATGCCCGTCTCTGGCGTCAAGGGCAATCCGAAACCGTGGTCATCCATCACATCATCACGGTCGGCACCGTCGATAACCACGTGTTGAAGGCCCTGCAGAGCAAGGAGAAAACCCAGAACAGTCTTATTGCCGCTGTGAAGGCTGAGCTTTATAAATGACAATCCATGCAAATCAGAGTCAATCCGAGGATCACAAATTCGGAGGTGAGACTTTGGACCCATACGAGAATCTGGCAAATGCCATCATCCTACAGGCGGTCAAGGATTACCGACTAACCGATGATGAGCAGGAGCTTCAAGAGATCGAGCGCTTCTTCCGCTCCGGCTGGTTTGGTGTTCTGTCAAAAGTCGATCCGGAGTATCTCATCAGACAGCTACGGAAGGAGAAGCGAAATGACTGCTAAAGAATATTTATCACAGGCACGAACGCTGGATATGCGGATCAAATCCAAGCTCCAGCAGATTGAATCCTTAAATGAACTGGCCACATCCTGCACCGTCGTTTACAGCGACATGCCTCGTAACCCGAATCGCGGCGGCTCCAAAATAGAGCGTGCCGTACTGAAGATCATCGAGGTTGAGGAAAGTCTGAAACGCGATGTGGAAAATCTGGTAGAGCTGAAAAAGGAAATCATGGCGACCATCCATGCCGTTTCCGATGTTGAACTGCAAACCCTGCTGGAGAAGCGTTACCTCTGCTTCCTCTCGTGGGAGAAGATTGCGGTGGAGATGCATTACAGCATCCAGCATATTTACCGGATGCATGATACAGCACTTTCTTGTGTCGCTGCCATCATGAGAGTAAATGAGAGAGAATGAGAGTCGCCTCTTATGATAGTATTATGATGGACAAAGTAAAACATACGGAAGCCTTGTGGGAGCCCGCTCCTGCAGGGCTTTTCTTATGCGCGAAAGTGAGGTGAAACTATGCCAAGGAAACCCAAGCGACCATGCTCCTTCCCCGGCTGTCCCAACCTGACTGACGGAAGGTACTGCCCTGTGCATGAGAAACAGGAAAATGCACGCTACGAAAAATATGACCGTAGTCCTGAGACCAAGCGCAGGTACGGACGTGCATGGAAACGCATCCGGGACCGCTACGTCTCCCAGCACCCACTGTGTGAGCTGTGCCTTGAGCGCGGGCTCTACGTTCCAACTGAGGAGGTCCACCACAAGCTACATCTTGCTGAAGGCGGCACACATGATACATCAAATCTGATCGCTCTTTGCAAAAGCTGCCACGCAAGAATTCATGCGGAACGTGGTGATCGCTGGCATAACCACCCCACCGGGTAGGGCGGTCAAAATCTCTACGGCTAATCCTCCGGACAACGGGCGTGGGGTTTCGTGTGAAAAAATTGCGAAATCAAAAGGGTAATAAGGCCCGCAGACAGAAAGGCGGTGAGAATCGTGCCAACAAAATCGAATAACACAGGCGGCCGTGGCGGAAAACGTCCGGGTGCAGGTCGTAAGCCAAAGTCCAATCTGGAAAAGGTGCAGAACGGCAACCCCGGCGGTCGCAAACTAACGATGCTGGATATCCCCGATGTGGAAGGTATCCAGATGCCGAAACCAAATGAACTGCTCAGTGCAAAGCAGCGTGACGGTACGGAACTGAGAGCAAAGCAGATTTATGAGGATACATGGAACTGGCTCAATTCCATCGGCTGTGCGGGTTATGTTTCCCCGCAGACCATTGAGCGTTACGCCATGTGTGTGGCGAGATGGCTGCAGTGCGAGGAGATGACAAACGAGCTGGGATTTCTATCAAAGCATCCCACAACCGGAAAGCCTGTCACCTCTCCGTTCATCAATATCGGCATCAACTATATGAACCAGGCCTCAAGGCAGTGGGACAACATCATGCAAATCGTAAAAGAAAACTGTTCCGTGGATTTCTCCGGTACCAATCCGAATGATGACCTGGAACGACTATTGCACCAACGAAAGGGGTTTTAACCATGATTGAAAAAGTAAATCCGAGCCATCCGGACAAGGTGGCAGACAGAATCGCAGGAGCTATTGTGGATCTGGCGTATGCAAAAGAAGATAATCCGAAAATCGCAGTGGAGGTTCTCATCGGTCACGGTGTGTGCCACGCTATCATTGAAACCACAGCGGATTTGGATAAGGCTGAAATCATCAGTGCCGTGCATCGCATCACAGGTGTGATGGATACGGACATTGTTATCGTTCCCCAGGATAAGCACCTGTCAAACAATCAGAAGGACGGCATTCGCTGTGGCGATAACGGCATTTTTAAGGGTATGCCTCTGACACAGGAGCAGGAGGAGCTTTCCCGCATTGCCCATGACATTTACGGCAGATGCCCTTATGACGGAAAGTACATTATGGACGGTGTTCGCCTAATCATCTGTCAGAGCAATGTGGAAACGGTAGATTTGAAGAGGCTTTATTCCGGTGCGGAAATCAATCCTCTCGGTGACTGGACCGGAGGCACGGATGTGGATACGGGTGCTACCAACCGTAAACTTGGCAGTGATATGGCTGACTCTGTTACAGGCGGCGGTCTTCAC